CTTACGGTACTATTCATGTTCCTCAACATAATAATCAATCCATTGAAATAGACCGTATAGATGGTAATATTTTAAGTGCTTTTAAATCAAACCCTTATACACATTCATTGACTAGTTCGGTGTAAAATTTGTTAAATGTACAAGTTATTCTGTATATAGTTATTTTATATTTTTCTATAATTATTTATTTGTTATAGTAAAATATATAACGTGAATATAACTATGATATATTATACTAATTATGATATTGATAAAAATAATATTATAATTTAATTATTGGTAATAAAAGTAAATAAATTAATACGTTATATTTATATATAAAAACACGTTGTAAAATATAGTAACTCAATGTCATTAATTATTCATCAAAATATAAAAGAAAAATTAGATTACTTTCACAAAATACATAAGATACCAAATATTATATTCCATGGACCAACTGGTAGCGGAAAACGTTCAATTGTAAATGAATTTATCCATAAAATTTATAACCATGATAGAGACACAATAAAATCATTTGTTATGTATGTTAATTGTTCACATGGCAAAGGAATTAAATTTATAAGAGAGGAACTAAAATTTTTTGCCAAAACACATATAAATTGTAATGGAGGTAACAACTTTAAAAGTATCGTATTATTAAATGCTGATAAACTAACAATGGACGCTCAATCCGCACTGCGTAGATGTATTGAACTATTTAGCCATAATACACGATTTTTTATTGTTGCTGAAGATAAATACAGTCTAATGAAACCCATACTATCTCGATTTTGCGAAATTTATGTACCAGAACCAGTCGTAAACGGTCAAACTATAAACTTATACAAATATAACTTAAATGAAGTGTTTAATATGAAAGATATAAAAACTCAAAAATATTATGCTTTGTCAAAAGAATTAATTAAAATAAACACCAATATAACCATAAATGAATTAATGATATTATGTACTAGGTTTTATGAGAAAGGATATAGTGGTTTAGACATTTTAACACTATTGGAAAACCCAAAATTCCTTGAAAACAGACTTTCGACTGAGAAGAGATATGAATTATTAGTTTGTTTTAATCGTGTAAGGAGAGAATTTAGGAACGAAAAATTATTAATTTTATTTATATTGAATTTTATATTTTTAAGTTCAGAATTATGTTTAGAAAATATAAGTTTTATGTAAATGGATGACTTTAATGTTAGTGCGCTTCATGAGTCTAAAAATGAATGGGGAGCTAGGTTAGTTACAATATTAACTCCTTTAATCATTGACGGATACAAATCAATTCTTGAGGAATCGATCAAATTATGTAAGGACAATAATGAAATGGATAAATATCTAATGACATTTCAAAATTTGATATCTCGAATACCCAAGTGGAATCAACAAATAGTTGAAAATGAGAGAAAAAGAATTTGCGAAAAATCTGGTTGTAATTATTTAGAAGATTTAGTAACATGTGTCCATATTATTCAACTAAAAGTTTTGACTACTATGAGGGTAGGACAAAAACAAAAAAAAATCGATATTAATATACCCAAATTGGATGATTTTATTCATAAAGTTTACATTACAGTGGCTAGAAAAATATATAAAAATGTATATCTCTTTCAAATTGGTATTGAACCTTTAGTTATACAAAAAAATTATAGAGAATTAGAGATTATAGTTCAAGAATGTATATTGAATACTTTAAGAGAAAGTATTCCAGTTGAAGCTATTTTGAAAGCTTATATGGACGAAACTGTTGAAGAAGATGTTATTGAAGAAGTTAAAGAGGAAGTCACACATGAACCAATTATAGAACCTGTAACTCAAAAAGGAAGTGGAGGTGTAAGCTTTAATGACATAGACTATGTTAAAAATGATCACGGTATAAGTCAAGTCAACGCACCAAAAAATATTGAAAGATTAGAAGAAATCAGTATGATAAGAAATGAACAAAGAAAGCAGGAATTGGAAGATGAGGATAATAATATTAAGTTAAGTATTTCAGACCAAGATTTTGCTCTAGATAGTTTAGATATTAATAATATTGAAGAACCAAAATTAGATTTATTACCAGACTTATTAATAGATGAAATTGAAATTTTAGAATAAATTGCGTAAAATTAAAGATAAGATTGTTCTTAAATAAATTAATACATGGCAATAAATATATTTATCATATCAGCAGTAATAGCTATTACATTCTTATTAGTAAAATTTTTAGAAATGAGGTATATTGAAAAAGAAAGCAAACCGTTAAAGCTTTTAATAAGAGATACTTTTTTGGTTTATTTTAGCGTTATAATCGCACATTTTGTAATGGATCAAGTAAATCCAATTATGAAAGGTGGTTCGGATAAAACATTTACACCCGTTTTTACCGATAATCCTGGATTCTAAATCCAACTTTTTACACGCAAATATCGTTGTAAAATTATGGTATCAAATTATATAATAATATTATATAATTTAATAATATTAGGATCCACGTTTTACACACTTTAAGGTGTAAAATATATGAGAATTATTTTATAACTTTTGGCTTCAACCTTTTGAAAGGCGGAATTAGCGGCCGGTCCAAACTTTTATGGTGAACCGTGGTAGAGTGCCTTTTTTTAAGTCAGTCATGTATTGGTCAAATGAATAACCCCATTGTTGATATGTCATGATGTTACCCAACAACGACTTTTTTGACAATAACTTTGGTGATTCTATAGAAAATATAATACCAAATATTCTCTCCAGACAACATCTATCAGCTCTACATGTTACAGCGTTTATTAAATTTACGATATCGTATTTTGCTTGTATTCTTTGAAGAAATGATAGATTTATGTATGATTGGACTCCAAAACAACCAATCCATTCATTGCTTCCCAATCCTAGTATATTCAATTCTTTTTTTATATTATTATGAATAACCATATTATTTTTTAAATAAGCAGTTATTCGCTTTGTATTCTCTATATTTTCTGTATCTGAATAAAAAAACCACAATGGCAGAACATTTACACCTTTTAGTATTTCAAAATTTATTCTTTTGTGTAAAAAAACACTATCGTGAATTATAACCGCATTTGCGAAAAATTTGTGTTTTAAATAATAATAATAAGGCAATAATTCACCCCTTCCTGGAAATTCTGATTGAATAATTTGTATGTTTTTATATGGAAATTCAGATTTTACAAAATCATAATTACTATTATCATCAATAATCACAATTTTTCTTAAAGGATATAGACTTCTCAATAATTTAACATTATGATTCCAGTATTTATTCGTTATTTCAGAATTAATGTGTCTTATTATAATAAATCCAAAGCTATCCATATTATATATTTATAATATAATTATAATAGATATTATAAAAAAATATATCATATATTTTATAATATATTTTATAAGTAAAAACACAAATAAAACGATTTTTAATTTAAATATGTGATGGTATTTGGTCTATATTTATAACTTCATCCATATTTTTTATATCTCCATTTACTCCGTTATAAAATTTTGAAAATTTATCAAATTCTGCACGTTCCAATTGAGCTTGAGGTGTATGATTATGGACACACCTTGCTATCATTTTATATAATTTAAAATCTGGATATCTCTCTACTCCATTATTTTTGTAAAGCATATTAACACCATTATCATCTAGACACCATTCAACAATTAAATTTTTAATAGGATCACTACTTTTATTTAAACACTTTATTTCGTCAAAATCATCTATCACATAATCGAAAATAGAGCATGCCAATCGACATAAATCAAAACTATAATTTGGTTCTAATCTTGGTTTCTTTTCATTAAAGTAAGGTTCTGTATTATATTGGGTAGCAGCATCTCCGCCAGTTTGAAAACTATCGCTACAAAATACTTTTCCATCAAATTTAAAAATACTACGTCCAAAATCTATTATCTTAAATATTCTTCCAAATGTTGGTACTTTATAATATTTTTTCTTATAACAATAATATAAATATTTTTTATCAGTTTCGTTATACATTACATTATTTGTATGCAAATCATTATGTGTGAAATGAAATGCTTTTTGATATGTAATTAGAATCATAATTATCTGCATAAATGCTGACAACCATTCATCTTCTGATAATTCATTATTTAGTATTAAATCATCAAAAGTGTTTTCACAGTATTCCATTCCTATAACTTGAACTGGAAATTTTGGGATTGTAACGTTAATTCGTTCGTCTTCTTCATCCCAGTCTTCCTCTGTTTCTTTTAAATTATCTTCCATATATTTTGATTCTTCTCCAGTGTCATCACTCTTCTTATCTTCATAATGTTCAGATCCAGAATCAAAAACTTCATTATCTTCATTGAAATTGTCACAGTTTTCACAATTATCTAAGTCATCATCGTTTGTATGAGATGATCTTGAAGAACATGTTGAATTAGATTTAAGTGTAACATGATGTTCTGTTAATATATTAGAATTTGTTATATCAATTAAATCGATTGACATATCCTTTAGTTCATTTAAATCCACTGTATTTTCATCTTCAAATACATTTTCAAAAATTTCATTATTTACTGAGGCAATAGATTTTAAACTTATATTATTACCAATTGTTAATGGTTTCAACTTTGTTTGGTCGGTTTGAAATAAATGTTCGTATTCATCTATTGTAAATAGAATATTCTTGTTTTTATTAAAAAAATCAGAATTATTAAGATAATCAATATCATCAAAGACATTTATTTTAAAATCATTTTTAATTGCCAGAAAGGAACCATAATAGTCTACACCATGGATGAATTTAAATGTATGTCTCAACTGACTAGATAGAAATAAAAATAAACCATCTACATAAGCAGAATTATTTACGTCAATAAATTTAGAATTACAATCTTCAACAGTAGAATTAAATTTTGGTAAATTGAATAATTTTGGGTTTGTTATGTCATATTTACCAATCATATACTTATATGGATCTAATAAAGGTGCCATCTTGAAAAACACTTCTCTGTCCTTTACTTTATTATTATCAACATTTTTAATTCTACACATAAAGAGATTAGGATTTTCATCTATTTTCCCTTCAGGATGTATATTTGAAATAAACCATTTATTATTTAGATTAATACTGTTGTAATTTGTGTCATTCAAATTGAAAAATCTTGTATAAATAGGTATATAATTCTGTGTTTTTGAGAGAAAAAGTGATGTCGGTTCTTCAAAATGCTTAAATAGTTCAGTATTTTTCCTTTTTTGATAATTAATCGTAAACATCTTTAGTGAATTAAAATATAAATTTAATGTGTTTTTAACTAATTATTTAGTTATTATTTATTCTTTCTAAAATATTCTAAAGACGTTAGAATATTATTCGTTAAAGGCTATATCATATTTTTAATATATTTTAATACACTAAATATTATATATATTTAAAACAATTACAAATATAAAGCTATCAAAATAAAAATAAACATAAATGGATTTTAACAAAACATTGGATATGGAATTAGTTAACAAAATCGACTTAAAAACACATTTTAATCAAATTAGTCTATGTGATGATTTTTATAAAAGTCCTGGTAATCAACATTATAGGTTATTAGCATACTTATCTTCATTATTTGATAATAAACATATAATTGAAATTGGTACACATCTTGGTGAATCTGCTATCGCTTTGTCGTATAATAAAAATAATACTATATATACATTTGATATTATTGACAAGGTATCTCAAGATAAAAAACAAGTTGACAATATTAAATTTATTATAGCTGATATAATGACTGATCCTGAAACTAGAGAGAAGTGGAAAGACATTATATTATCTAGCGCATTTATATTTTTAGATGTTGATCCTCATAATGGATTTATGGAATATGATTTATATTTATTTTTAAAAGAAAATAATTATGATGGTTTTGTTGTTTGTGATGATATTTGGTATTTTAAACAAATGCGTGACAATTTCTGGTATAAAATTCCATATGAATATAGATACGATATATCACATTTAGGACATTGGTCTGGGACGGGTATATTCACATTTAATCCAAACTATAAGTTTTATAAAAATGATAACTCGGATTGGACATTAGTAACAGCATATTTTAATTTAACAAAATGTTCTGATGCGTCAGAAGCATGTAAACGAAATGATAAATCCTACTATTTTTCACATTCGTTATCGACATTAAATTTACCATATAATTTAGTAATTTATTGTGACAGTGAAAGTTACGAACAAATTCTCCAGATAAGACCAGAATATTTGAGAGAAAAAACTGTGTATAAAATTATTGAATTTGATGATATTATTTTACATGATAAAACATTAAATAACTATAGAGATATTATCAATGAAAATAGAAAAAAAAACCCTTACTATTTTGATGAAAGAAATACAGCTAGTTATTATTTGTTTTGTATTACACGGTATATAATGTTACGAGAAACAATTGAAACTAACCCGTTTGGTAGCACACATTTTTCTTGGATTAATTTTTGTATAGAGAGAATGGGATACAATAATTTAAAATATCTGGATGAAGCATTAGCTGTTAAAAGAGACAAATTTTCAACATGTTATATTGATTATATACCATATGAACTTATAAAAGATACAAAGGAGTATTATAAATGGGGTAGATGTAGTATGTGCAGTGGGTTTTTCACGGGAAATAAAGAATACATGTATAAAGTTTGCGGTTTAATAATAGATAAATTTTTATACTATTTGTCATTAGGTTATGGTCATGCCGACGAACAATTATATAGTCCTGTTTATTTTGAGAATCCTGATTTATTTGAACATTATTACGGAGATTATCAACAAATGATTACAAATTATAAATATATTTATGAATGCCCTGAGACCCCTGTAAGATGTTTTATAAATAATAGTTTTGCGCATAAAAATTTTATTAAATGTATAGAATGTTGTGAATTTATATTAACTTCTTTACAATTAAATAAATGTCATTTAAATAATGATTGTATGAATTTATTAATAGAAAAATATGTTGTATCAAAATTAAATACACAATTTTATTTAAATAAGAATTATATTTCTATAGATAACGAATTAAAATATGTTTATGAAACTATTAAAAAAACATTAGATAAAGGTGATAATCCGACATGTGTTCAATATTGCGAAACAATATTAAATTATATTGATATCAATAATATTAAGTGTTTGGGTGATATTTTGTTTAGAATATATTTTTGTTACTATATAAGCTCATTTTATACTAAGAGAGATAAATCTGAAGAAATTGTTGCTAAAATATTTTCTTTATGTAAAACAAATGAAAAATTTAACGCCACATATTTTACTGATAAGGGTTTTTACGATCAACAATTCAAATTTGTAATGACTTTATAAATAAAGTGAAGTAAGTTAAAAATATGTTATTTAGTGTATAATATTTAGCGTTTAAAATTAAATAATATTATTTAATAAAATAATATTATAATGACTCTGGAACTTAGAAAATTTGATATGAAAAGTATCCAATTTAAACCAAATGAAAATAAAGGTCCAGTTGTAGTTTTAATTGGTAAACGTGATACTGGTAAGTCTTTTTTAGTCAGGGACCTATTATGGTATCAACAAGATATTCCGATTGGAACTGTAATATCAGGAACCGAAGAAGGAAACGGTTTTTACGGCAAAATGGTGCCGCGGTTGTTTATTCATAACGAATATAACTCAGCAATTATTGAGAATATCTTAAAGCGTCAGAGAACTGTCTTAAAACAAGTTAAAAAGGAGATGGAAACATATAAAAGATCCACTATTGATCCAAGAGCATTTGTTATATTAGATGATTGTTTATATGACAATACATGGTCTCGTGATAAATTAATGCGATTACTCTTCATGAATGGGAGACACTGGAAGGTGATGTTAGTCATCACAATGCAATATCCTTTAGGTATTCCTCCCACACTGAGAACCAATATAGATTATGTATTTATTTTGAGAGAAAATTACATTGCGAATAGAAAGCGAATATATGAAAATTATGCTGGTATGTTCCCGACATTCGAGGCATTTTGTCAGGTAATGGATCAATGTACTGAAAATTATGAATGCCTAGTAATTAATAACAATTCTAAATCTAATAAGTTAAACGACCAAGTATTTTATTATAAGGCAGATAATCATAACGATTTCCGTCTTGGCTCAAAAGAATTTTGGGAATTGTCAAAGGGATTGCCAGATGAAGATCAAGAAGAGCAATATGACCCTGCTAAGAATAAAAAACGAGGAGCAGGACCAAGAATTAATGTAAAAAAAACTTCTAATTGGTAAAATAATTGTTTTTAGATGTTATGTATAAAATAACATTATAATAATTATTATTTATTATATTGTTATTTAATTCGTTCAATAAAAATTACACTGTATTTGCACCAGTAGGATAGGATGAATCATATAAAATTCCACAAGTTCCACATACTTTAACTGGTTGATTATCACCAGCACAAGCTGTTCCATCTTGAGGAGTTATATCCATTCCACATCTTTCATCATCATCTAAATTAGCAGTTTTTTTGCGCAATAATCTGATATATCCTGATTCTCCCCATGAAGCAGACCAAGAATTTCTTATTAACCAATAATCTTGACCTGATGAATAATCTGTCCCATATCCTACAAGAACTACAGCATGATTAATATCAGGATTGGTTTGATTACATCCGTTAAAAATTCCTGAAGAATACGAATGCCAAGAGCTTGCGTCCACAGAAACAGCTATTGGCCCAACAGTAGCTACCGCATGCATCAATTGTTCATAATTGTTTTCTTCTAATTTGACATACCCCGAAATAGTGGCTCTAGGTGTATCTGATGGTAACATACATGTTGATTCAATACCGTAATACTCTGTATATGGAACTTGAAATTCATCATATAATCCTTCTGAATTAGCAACATAATCAAATGCTAATTCTGCTGTTGCCCCTTGACAATTGCCTTTACCCCCGCATTCAAATGGATTAGGAGTACAAGTAGCAATTTGTTGTGGAGATAAATCATATAATTTATTTGTATTTATAGCGACATGTGATTCAATAACTGCTGTTGAGGCAAAAGCCCAACAACTACCACAACTGCCTTGCGATTTTACAGCGGTAACTACACCTCTAGTTCTCCAATCAACATTCTTAGGTAACGAATTTAAATCAATTTTGCCTGTATTTGAATTCATATATTTCATTTGCTTGATAGGTTTATTTAAACCTTTTGAATATCCATAAAATTGTTTTCTTTCGTCCGCAGTTAAAATTGTCATTGGATTCATTGTTTCATTCCAACCTTTATTAGCATTATTATGCGCTAGAATTCTTCTTTGCTCTTGTTTATATAACGCTTTTCTATATTCATAATGTATTGGTTCAATTTTTAATCCATAATGGGATATAAATTTGTCAAAACAATTAGTTGGGTCAAAGTCGGCTTCTGTAGTTAAACAAACAAACAGCGATAAATTTAAAAACATGATAAATAAATTCATTGTGTAAATATACGTCATATATAATATTATATAATATAATTTTATATCATTATTTTATATAAAATTATTGTAAAATTTATATTGTTCTTCAGTTTTTAAATAATGAAAACTAATACAATTATTTAATTCATAATCGTTATTATGTGTTGTTGGATAAAAAAGTTTATTACATATTACTTGTTTTT